TTGATCGTGGCGTAAGGGTACGCGGGGCGCGGCGCGACCTGGTTCACCAGCCGCACGGCGCACCCGGTCGCCTCGTTCAGCCAGGCCACGAGGGCCTTCTCGATCGCGCCGAAGTCGATCATCCGACCCTCACGGCGATCGCCTTGCGGTAGCCCCCGACGAGATCCCAGTCGCGGACCGAGTGCACGTCGAAGGTCTCGCCGCGATAGACCACCTGGTCGCACGGCTCGGCGCCCTGCTCCGCCGTGGCGAAGGGGAAGGTGCCGTAGATCGTGATCGCCTTCTTCGCCCGCAGACCCTCGGGGAGGAGCTGCACGTCCTCGGAGCCGGTCGGCTGCACGGACGCATCCACGCCCGCGATGATCGTGGGCGACGCTTCCTGCACGCGGCCGTCCTCCTCGACGCCGGGCGAGCGACGATGCACCTCGATCCCGCCCGGGACCGCAAATGCGGCGAGTGCGGCGGAGAGGTCGATCACGCCGCCTCCCGCGCTTCGAGGGCGGTGACGCGGTTCTCTACCTTGCCTGTGCGCTTCTCGATCCCGTCGATGCGGGTGTCCATGCGCGTGGCGAGGTAGGCGAGCATCTTGCCGAGCGTGCCGAAGCCGCCAGCAAGCACGGTGACGATGAGGCCCCAAGCCCAGGCTGGAATTTCCACGGCCATCATCCTTCCCGCACCTGGTACGTGATCGAGTTCTTCAGCTGCCCCGTGTCGATGAGCGGCTTGAACACGCGCGACCCGTCGGCCTCTGCCTGTCCCTGGATGCGGCGGGCGATAGTCGCCGGCGCGAGGTCGGGCTTGAGCCCCGCCTCCATCGCGCCCTTGATGTGGCTTGTGACCTTCTCGCCGAGGAGCCCAAGCGCCCGCTTGTGGTCGAGCTTCCCCGACACGATGAGAGCCGCCAGCCGCTTCCGCAGCTGGGCATACTCCACTCGTCGGCTGTCGACCGTGTTGCGGATGAACGAGCGCACGGGGATCCGTCCATCCGTACTGCCGAACTCATGAACCCCAGCGAGGACCACCATCGTGATCTCGCCGTTCCCGTCGACCGTCTGCTCGGCCTCCTCGCCCTGGACGCCGATTGCGACGACGGGGAACTTGCCCCGCGCCAGCGCCAAGAGGCGCTTCCATCCGCTGTCCTTGTCGAGCACCGCGACGGCCATCACACCACCCGGCAGGCGAAGACGAGGCCGCGCAGCTCGAGGAACTCGCGGCCGTAGTGGGTGGCGCCGAGCGAGCCCTGGAGGTCGCTCGACACCGCGTAGCTCTGCGACACCTCGCCCACGGAGACGGAGGACACCGGGCCGGGAGCGGCACCGGCGCCCTTCTTCGACTGCGTGAGGAGGTGCGCCGTCAGGTACATCACCCCGTCGTCCGCGCGCACGCCCCAGGCAGCACGGTTCACGCGCCGCTCGGCCTGGGCGATGAAGAGCTCGATCCGCTCGTCGGCGAGCGTGTCGAACTCCGGCGCCAGCGCGCGCACGGCCTCGGGGGTGACGGCCACCTACTTGGCCCCGCCCGTGGCGGCCTGCTTCTCCGCCTCCGCGGCCTTGCGCGCCTCTTCTTCGGCGGCGGCCTTGGCAGCGGCCTCGGCCGCCTTGGCGGCAGCCTTGGCGGCCTGCCTCGCGGCCTTGTCGTCGGGCTCCTCGACGACGACGAGCTCGCCGGCGGCGAGGTAGCCCTTCGTCACGGCCGAGTCCTTCACCTGGTCCCAGGCGGCGGCGTCGACGTCGTTGAGGCCGGGCTTGAGGCAGATCAGGGAGCCGCCCAGATCGAGCGGCGCGGGGATGGTGAGGTCGAGTTTGACGGTCATGCTGCCTCCAGTGCTTCGCGGACACGGCGGGCCCTCTGGCTTTCGCGCATCCGCTCAATGGTCTCTGCGGAGAAGACGCGGCCACGATTGGCCTTTCCCCGCTGGTTGCCCGCAAGAGCGGCGCTCATCTTCGCGCGCGTCTCTGGCGGGTGGCGGCGCTTCGCTTGCGCCGCCGAAAGGTTCGCTCGCCACTCCTCAGAAAACGGCGCCCGCTTCTGTCCCAGCTTCGCAGCCCGCACCTTCTCGCGATGCTCCGCCGTCAGCGTTCGCCCCTTGGCGGCTCGGCTCAACTTCGCCCGCGTCTCGGCCGAGGGGGACACGCCATGGCCTCCGTCCCCGCCCGCCGTGATGTTGGTGAGCCGCCACCCGAGCCTTCTGCCCTGCGCGATCCAGGCGCGTTCCGCCTCGTTCAAATCGGAAGCGGCGTCGACCTCTTCGAGGACGTCCACCCGATACGAAAGACCGGCCGCCATCAGCCCCGCGATCCACCGCGCCTTGTGGCGGTTCGGATCCCGTGCGACCACCGCAGGCTCTCCATGAGCCCTGGGGCGAGCGAGGCCCGAGCTGCTCTTCCCGATGTACCGAACGGCGTCGGTTCTCGGGTCGACGAGCGCGTAGATGATGAATCGCGGGGTCACGGTCATGGCTACAGGCCGTCGACGTATCGCGCGGAGTACGGCCGGTACCAGATCACGCCACCGATGCGGCCGTGGCAGGGGATCTGGAACTCGAGCCCCACCTCCTGGACGTTGAGCTGCTCGAAGTCCTGGGGGATCTCGAGGGTCAGCTTGTCCGGGTGGCGGGTGTAGAAAAGCATCCGGTCGGTGCCACCGGAGCCCGCTCCCTTGAGCGCGTGCCAGGGGACGATCTCGGCGATCCACGGATTCGACTTGAGGACGAACTCCAGGATCGTGACGTCGCTCGACTCGCTGTTCTTCGTCGAGGCGATGAGCGCGTACTGCTCGGTCGGGATGACCAGCGTGAACGGTCCGGCCTCGACTTCGTTCGTCGTCGAGATGATCGAGGCCACGCCCGCGCTGATGTCCTTGACGATCTCGGCGGGGGTCTTGTTGGCCCACAGCCGCTTGGCGGTGGCGTCGGCGCCGGTGGCACCCTGGGCGACGTCGCCGCGCGGGACGTTCGCGTGGTTGAGGAAGCCCTTGAGCCCCGTCTCGGCGTTGCCCGTCTTGGCGATGCGCTCGACGGCCTCCTCGAAGGCGCGGCGGGCCGCGTTGGCCTTGCGCTGGTCGAGGTTGAGGTTCGCCATCTGCGCGCTGCGGATCTCCTGGAGGGAGTACCCGTAGGCGCCGCCGATGCTCTTCACCGGCGAGGTGAACTCGCTACCGAGGATGTCGACGCGCTTGAGGGCGTTCGAGTAGTCGGCGATCAGCTCCATCACGCCCACCTGGTCGTACTGCCGGTAGGTGATGGAGGTGGCGCCGGGGCCGGCGTCGCCGCTCACAGGGATGAGCTTGCGGGCCTTGAGCTCGGGGTAGTCGACGTCGTAGGTCTGCGCCTTGACGTGCTCGAGCTGCTTGGCGAAGAAGGCGCCCTGCGCAGGGGAATCGAGGTTCGAGAGGTTTCGGATCATGTCGGTTCCTTCCCCCGCCTTACGGCAGGTTGAGCTCCAGGATGGCGAGCCCGCCCGCAGCCGCGCTGGTGCGCCACCGGGCGTTGGTGATCTCGTCGGCCTTGTCGGTGTCGATGCTGGCGCGGAACTGCCCGGGCACCTTGCCCGCGCCGTTCGCGGTGTGGCGCACGAACACCTTGGAGGCCGGCGTCACCGCCTCCTCGACGCGCACGTAGACCGCGCCCTGGCGCAGGACGTTCACCATGTCGTCCTTCGTCACGGCGTCGATCTCGCGGGCGTGGCTGTGCGTCGTGACGCCGAGCAGCTTGAACCCGGTCGCGCCAGGCAGCTTGCACTGCTTGTCTCCGGTGCCCTGAATCACGCCGACGCCGAAGGGGACTTCCACCTCGGCGGCGTAGCCTCCGATCGCCTTCGGCTGCAGGTCGGCGAGCTGGCCTTCGAGGGCGATCGCCATCTGGTCGTTGTACGAGGTCTGCATGGTCAGGCTCCCTTCGCGCCGCCCATGAGCGGCTTCTTCCACGCCTCACGGCTGGACTGGATCATCGCGTCGCGGCGGGCCTCGGCCGTGCGCTCGCCGCCCTCGTCGGTGGCGTCGGCACGGACGCGCAGGGCGCCGAGGGCCTTGTTCGGCTCGGCGTCGGCACGCTCGATCGCGGCGTCGTAGCGGGCCTGGATGTAGACCTCGCCCTTGTCGTCGAGCTTGGTCGACGGCGAGACCTTGGCGACGACGAGCTTCATCACGTCGAGGTCGCTCTTGTCGTCGAGCTTGGTCTCGGCGCCGAGGATGGCGCGGGCCTGCGTCTCCAGCGCCACGCGCGCCTGCACCCGGGCGGCCATCTTCGCGGGGTCGAGGGCGTCCTGCTTCTCCTCCTCCGCCGTCTTCGCCGCTTCCTCGGCCTCGTCCTTCTCCGCCTGGAGCTTCTCGTTGTCGGTCTTCGACGCCTCGAGCTCGGCCTGCTTGTCGGCCAGCGCCTTCTCCAGCGCGGCGATCTCCTCCTCGATCGAGTCGGCGACCTGCTCGTCGACGTCGAAGCGGCGCTTGCCGATCTTCACCTTCCGCATGCCCATCGGATTCTCCTGGCGCCCTCCCTTGGGCGCGGTCTGGGGGTGCACCATCTCCGCGTCGGCCGCGTCGAGATGCAGCCGCACCTCGGGGCCCGCGCGTCCTGCCGGCACGATCGCGAGGTGGTTATATGTCACACCGCGTTGAATCGCGTCATACCGCTCGCCCTGGTAGACGCCGGGCGTCTCGTCGAGCGTGCAGTCGTAGCCGCAGGACAACTCGCGCATCTCGCCGGAGTCGACCTTCGTGATCGCGTCGGCCCGCATCACCATCACGGTGCCGCGGACGAAATCGCCGTCCTGCCGCACGTCGGTCCCCACGGCGCCCACGCCGAGCTCACCCACGTTCTCGGGCGTCACCGCGAATTTCGGGTGCTCCAGGGTGAGCGGCGCGGCCTGCAGGGAGTCGAGCGAGCGCGGCGCGAAGACTTCCTCGGGGAGCCGCAGCTCCCTGCGGACCGTGCCGTCCGCCTTGCGGTACTCGAACACGCCGGTCCGCGTGAGGTACGCATCCGCGCGCAGGAATCCCGCGTCCGTGCGGACGGGCGGGCGTAGCTCTGCGCGATCGTAGCGACGTACCTGGGCCATCGCGGCGAGGGTGCGGGAGACTCGGCGAGCCCTGCAAAACCTTCGCGTGGGATTTTCGCGTGGGAGCTACGCCCGAGGGCGCGGGGCTCTGCGCTGCCGCCTCGCCCTGGGCGATGCCGGCGGAGGGGACCATCGCGCCGGCGCCTGCATCGGCAGCGGCGGGAGCGGGGGCGGCGGCAAGATTGGCGGCAGCTCGGGGAGCCTCGGCTGCGCGGCGATCGGAAGCGGCTCCATCGCCTCGGCGGGCGCCGGGGGAATGTCGCTCGCCTCGAGCTCGTCGAGGAGCGAATCGATATCGGGCTCCGCGCGGCACCGGCACTGGTAGTCGCCGCCCGGGTGTTCCTTGCGCCCGGTGGCCTCGTCGACGATCGGCGGGTCGTCCCAGGAGAACGTCTTGCCGTCGAGGTCCCGGTGGCGCGACCTCACCCGCGAGTCCTTCGACGTGCGCCAGACGTACTTCGCGATCCCGAGGTCGGATTGCCGCTTCTGGGTCAGACGCCCGTTCAGCTTGCTCACCTGATCCCGGGCGATGAAGCGGGCGCGGCTCTCGCTCACCTCGCCGCGGCGGCTGATGTCCTGGGCGATCGACGACGCGCGGCGCCCCGCCTCGAATCCCCGCTGCACCTCGGCCTGCACCTCGCCGAAGTAGTCGCTCGACATGGTGGTGATGAGGTCCACGCCTTCGCGGGTGAATCCGGCGATCTCCTCCGCCGTCGAGCCGAACGCCGCCCGCACGTCGATCGGGAGCACGGCGCCGAGCTGCCGCTCCACCTGGCGCGAGTTGAATAGGTCGAGCTGTTCGCCCACCTTCGACCCGATGCCCTCGATCGTCTTCTTCGTGATCGTCCGCTCGTACTCGGTCCGCGCTCGCCGGATGAGCCCGGCCAGGTCGGGGATCGCCTCGTCCTGCCGGGCCGCTTCCTGCTCTGCCTCCAGCGCGCGCAGGGCAGGCGCCAGGGCGCGATCGACCGCCGCCCGCATCGCAGCCACGATGCCGAGGAGGTCGCCCTCGTAGGCCCGCACCACGGCGTCAGGGTGCACCTGCACCGGGAGCCGCCGCGTTGCCCGGGAGCGCACCTGGTAGCGGCGCGCGCGGATGGCCTCGAGGGGCGTCACGCGGCGGGGGCCGGCTCGGGCGCGGCGGTCGCGAAGAACGTCCGGCCCGTCTCACCCATCAGGTCCTCGGCCTCCTGCGGCGTCGTGTTGAACGCCTTGGCGAGCGCCGCCACGCCAGCATCGCGGGAGATTTCACGCTTCGCCACCGAGGCGATGATGGCAACCAAGGCCTGTGCCTGCGCCCCGTTCATCGCCGTCTCGGCCACGGTCTCGGGGCCGGTCACGCTACCCCCCCCCCTGCAGGTTCGGCGCCGGCTCGTCACCCGGCTCGGGGAGCGCAGGCGAACCAGGCTCGGCGGTCGGTGCCTCGCGGGCCTTGAGGTCGATCGTCGTCTCCATCGAGTACCGGTCGCCGCCGAACCGCGACACCGCGACCTCGGACGGGTCGACCACGCCAGCCTGGATGTAGGCCACGTCGGTCTGCGCCACGACGTAGCGCGTGTCGGCCAGCTCCTTCTCCGTCGGCTGCCACAGCGGGCGGAACTCCAGGCTCCAGTTGTCTGGCTCGTCGCCCTTCGTCGGGCCGTCGGCGGAGCGGAAGAGGAGCTGCAGGATCCGACCGAGGCGAGGGCGGAGGTCGCGCTCCTGGTCGGACTTCACCTTGTCGTACCAGTTGCGGATGTCGCTCGCCCCGGTGGCGTTGAGGCCGGCGGGGCTCATGCCCATCAGCCTCGTCACCGGGATGTCGGTCGCCGCGGACAACCGCTGCGCCAGGCGGTCCAGCGTCTCCGGTAGGCCCGTGATCGTGCGGGTCACGATCTCGAAGCTCTCGTTCTCCGCGTCGAGTGGGACGAGCCGCGCGATCGAACGCGCCATGTCCATCGTCTGGATGCGCTTGAGGACCATCCCCTCCTGGTCTGCGGCGAGCATGTTCGCCAGGCCCTTGAGCTTCACCACCGCCTGCGAGAAATCCGCGAGCGCAGTCGCCGCTCCGGCGTAGCCCTGGCCGAAGTCTCGCGCGACCTCGTAGATCCTTGTCACGATCGAATCGGCCCAGCCCTGCAGGAGAGCCCGCCTACGCCGCGGCGTGAACACGCCATCGAACCGGATCACCCGGGACTCGTGCACCTTGGCCTCGCGCGAGACGCCGCCGCCCTCGGACTGCGGGCGCACCGTGTAGACCTCGGGCTGCCCGTAGCGCGGGGAGAGCGGATCCGAGTAGCGCCGCGCCACCGTGACCTCCCAGCGGTCGACCA